GCTGCCGGCACCGCCTGCGAGCGGGCCTACGACGCTATCTCAGCACCAGGTCGGCCACCAGCACAGTAGCGACGATTGCCGTCAGGGCGAGCCAGGCTTAGAACCCTTCGGGGAACGTATATTGACGGACGCCACCACGCGCTCGACGGTGCTGAATCTGTGCAGGTAGCCGCACTCGTAGCGGCGGCGCACGGTGTTGTACATAGCATTGCTGCGCGTTTCCAGCCTGATGGCCCAGGTGCTGCAGATGGGGCATTTCATGGGGTGCGGGCGCGGATGGCGGCGGCGGCTTTGCTGCCGTAGATTTGCACGCCTGTCGGCAGGTGTGTGTCGCAGATCGTGGTTTCTGCGATGCGGGCGCACGCCTCGCGCTCTGCTGCGGCGACGAGGGAGGCGAAGCGTCTAAATCGCGCCACCGATTGCCCAGCAATGTCCTGTCGACCAGAAAGATGATTGGTGATTGGGAAGCCAGCCTCCCGCGCCATGCGGATGATGTCTTCTTGGGTCATGCCATGTCCACCTCAATCAGCCGGGCGATGAACCCGCCGTAGTTGGTGTTCGGGTGGTCGCGGTCGAACTGACGGGCGATCATGGCGCAGCGTTGGCGCTCGGCTGCCAGCAGCATGTACGCGAAGCGCCTGAAGTGATGCTCCGTGCCCCAGTGCTGGCCTGCGGTGTCGTTCATCAGCTTTGCGATTTCGTTGTCAATCATGTCTTACCCCTCGCTCTGATCTCCGCAGCGCAACGCTGCGCGACGCCTTCGATGCTGGCGTGCTGGTCGCAGATGTCGGCGCAGGCTTCTCTTTCATCTGCACGGACAAGGGCGGCGAAACGCTGAAGCATGCGGTCAAAGTAGACTTCAGATTGCTTATCGGAGAACCCAGCCTCCCGCGCCATGCGGGTGATGTCGTCGCGGGTCATGTGTTCCCCCTTGCTCTGATCCGGCTGCTCCAGCGCGGCTTCCAAGGCGTGGATGGCTGCGTCTGCTGCTCTTAAAGGTGCTTCGCAACGCCAACCACCATACAGACCACGCATTGCCCCCACACTTTTCCTCAACGCCTGCAGCGCCTGCTGGGCGGCTTGCTTCAGATCGTTACTCATTGTTCCCCCTTGCGCGGATGGCTGCGGCGTAGATGTCGTCTTTCATGTCCTACTCCTCTCCGGCCACGATGCGGGCCGGTCGGTCCATTCGATGTTGGGAGTTATACCCGACTTTATCGCCGATTGTTTTGCCGCTTCTTCGGCAGTCATCCAGATGTATGCCGGGAAACTCCATTTGCTTCCATCCCACCACCGCAAGAGATCTGGATTACCGCGTATGCTCGCCGGCCACCAGCCGATGCTGGGCGGCGGGCCTTTGTGCCATGTGGTCATATCTGTCCTCCTTCCGCTTTGGCGATGGCGGCGAGGGCTTGATTGCGCGTCGCCTCTTCAAAGTCTCCGCAATAAACCTCCAGCAACTCGAGCGTATCCTTCAACGCCCCCAGCAGTTCCTGATTCACCGCATGAAGCCGGCGCAATTCGGCTGCGGTATCGTCGTGATGTGTTTTGCTTGCGGGGTCTGCCTTAATGACATCAGCAAGAAATAGGGCTTTGGGTTGACTCATTGGTTCTTCTCCTTCAGCTTGGCCTCGATGTGCTCTACGGACCAGCCGGTTGCCTGTTCTCTCTCCTCCTCAGTCAACCCCTGCCACTCGCGGCGGGGTGGGGCGGTGAAGAGGGGCGTCCAGTTTCTACCCCCTGTTCCTTTGTTCCAAACCAGATAAACGTGGTCTGTGTTGGCGTTCTGATACCGCCACGCCACCGGCTCCTGCTCCTGCTGCGCCAGCGCGGCGCGGAGGGCGTCAATTGCTTGCCATCGTTCAGGTCTGTTTGCCTTTTGCGTAAAGCCCCATTCGTCTGCCATGAACTCCAACGCCTCCAGCGCCTGCTGGGCGGCTTGTCTCAGGTCAGCCATGATTCTTCTCCCATACAGCCCGCTCGACAGCGCGGGCGTTTTTCAGCGTTTCTTGTTTCGCTTCATCCACCGGGAAGTTCGGAGCCAGCTTCATGTACATCTCAGCACGCTCCCAGCCAATGGCCTTGAGAATCTCCTCATCCGTCAGCAAAACCTGCTCAAACGGCCCCGGGTACAGCGCATAGGCGCTCTGCCCCTCCTTGAGTTCTGTCGGGTTGTCGGTGACGTAGGCACTCTGGCCGTCCACGGTGTGGACCATCCAGGCAATGGGCTCCACCGGCTCGGCCATGCATTTCGTGCAAAGGTATGGACTCGGCGGAATGCTGCGGTCGAAGCCGTTGTCGGCGGGGCCGTTGCATTGGGGGCAACGAGAGAGGTCGGGCTCATCCTGATGCGCCAGCGCGGCGCGTAGGGCTACTGACGCTTTACGTTCGGCTTGCCACTGGTCGCACCCCGGCTGCGTGTGTGTCTTCTCCAACGCCTCCAGCGCCTGCTGGGCGGCTTCGCGTAGCGTGATCATGCGACAACCTCCTGCGGAGCTTCTGGAAGCGGCATCCAGTGCGTCACATCGCCTTCACTGACCGCAACGGCCGAATAGTCGCCCCAGTTGTCGATGCACTCGTACCAACCCTCGGTGACGTAGTAGGTGTCCGTTGCTTCGTCGTATTCCGAGCACTGATCCCAATCTTCGGAGTTCGCTTCTGCGGTCTTCGCCGCAATCCAATGCGCGCGGATACGCCGCAGCTTGCCGAGCCTGTTGCGGTAGCAGGCCAGGACCGTTACGCCAGACTTGGGCAGAGCATCGGTCACTGAAATCCAGGCCACCGGCTCCTGCTCCTGCCGCGCCAGCGCGGCGCGGAGGGCGGTGATGGCGTCCCAGTCTTTCGGCGCGGTACTGTTTATCAGCGCCTCCAGCGCCTGCTGGGCGGCTTCTCGTAGGGGATTCATCTCACACCCCCAGCGGCGCAAACACCAGCACCAGCGCCAACAGGCCCACCACTGCGCCCAGGATGTACGGCCACCACGGCTCCTGCGGCGGCAGCTTGACGCCCAGTTCGTCCAGGTCCACGCACGGCTCTGCAGCCTGCGGATAGCGGCCCTGCTGGTCGCAACCCAGCGGGATGCGCGGCTCGTATCGCATGGGTTCGTGCGCCTCAGGGTGCAGCACGCGGCGGATTTCGTCTTCGGTGGTCATTCCTTTTCCCCCTTCAAATACCGCTGCAGCCGATCAATCCGCGAGCGGTGGTAAGCGCACATCGCGTCCGCGTATTCCGCAGCGGACTCTGCGGCCAGCAACTGCCGGCGGGTTTCGTCCAGCTCACGCGCCGCCAGAACCTCGGGCGACGCGGGGCGGAACATTCCCGTCAGTGATTGGCGCCACCAGTTCATACGCCCTCCTTCGCCCGGCGCTCGTAGGCCAAGATGTCGCTCATCCGATACCTGATGCGCGGCCGCTCACCGTCACCGAGGCGCAGGTAAGCAGGCCCGCTGTTATTGACCCGCCACTGGCTGAGCGTGTGCAGGCTCAGGCCCCAGCGGATGGCAAGTTGCGCGGGCGTGATCAGGTGCTGATCGGGGGGTTGGCTGGCGGCGCTCACAACGCACCCCCTTCCGCCTCGGGCGCAGGCGCCTGCTCGGCGCGGATCTCTTCCGCGCGGCGCTTGGCTGCGGCAATGATGCGGTCACGGTCAGCGCCTTTCGGGACGCGGCGCATGTCGGCGCGGAGCATCTCGAGCCCCTCCAGAGTGCTGGCAAGCTCAATTGACTCCAGCAATTCGTCAACGTCAATCAGACCCTCTGGGGGCTCAGGCGGTGCGGGCGGTGCGGGCGGCGCGACCTCGTCCACAGTGCCCATGTCACGCATGCGGACGGGTTCGCGGGGTTCCATGTCGCCGACTTCCTCGGGGGTGTAGGTGCCGACCAAAACGCCCGGAAACACGGTGCGGATGCCCTCAGAGATGCAGCGCGAGCGCAGCATCTGGCGCGGGTAGGACTTCCACGTTGGGTTGCGCGTCAGGCCGGCGTCCTGCGCCATCTTGACGGTCCACGCGATCTCAACGCTGCCGCCTGACGGGTGCGAGAACTTGCCGACGACCTTGATGTCGGTGTACTCGCCCCATTCGACCTTGCCGCCTGCGGCTTGGAAGCGGGCCAGCATGGCGTCGGCGCGCAGGGCGGGGCGGCCGTTGATGACGTGGTAGTCGCGGGCGGCGATGGCGGGGTGCAGACCCTCGGCCTGGGCGATCAGCATCAGGGCCATGGCTTGGTCTGGCGTCTTGACGCCAAACAGGCCCGAGCGGGCCACGCTGACGGCCATGCGCTCGATCTGGTCTACGGGGACAAGTGCTGTCATGGTGTTCTTTCCGGGGCGGCGTACCGCCCCTGTAGGTTAGTCGCTCAGGCCCGCGGCTTCACCCGCCGGCAGTTCCTGCTCCGGAATTCCCGCGGTTTCCACGGGCGTGCCTGCAGCCATCAGGCTGATGATGTCGTCCTGATTGGCCGGCGTCACAAGGAACGTGGGCGTGACATGGCGCAGCGCGTCGGCCGAGGTGTAGGCCCGCACCAGCCGCTCGTTGGCGTGCATGTCCGTCACGACGAAGACCTTCATCTTGCGCGTGTAGGGTCGCTTCTGCTTTTCCTGAGTCATTTTCTGCTTTCCGCGAGACGCCGCAGCGCCTCGACTTGGGTGCCGACCTCGGCAAGGAATTCCGTGACCCTGCGCTCGAGGTCGGCAACATACGCCGGGTCACGGTTGATGCGCTGGACGTGCAGTTGCAGTTCAGCAGGCATGCGGGGATCGTAAGAAACGAAATCGCACCACTGCCGGCCAGTGATCCACATCTGGCCCTGTACCTGCGGAATGTGCTCGTCTGGCATGCCGTTCAGCAGCGTCTCAATATGCACGGCGGTGTTCCACGGGCACTTGATCTCAACCAAGCCATCCCAGTCCACCAGGCCGTCCGGGCTGCAGCCTGCCATCAGGGTGTCATGGGCGACGAAGCCCGTCTCTTCCACCGCGACGCCCGTGCGCTGCTCGTATGCCGCCCTGGAGGCGGGCTCTTGCTCCGTGCCCCAGCGCATGGCAGCGTTCTCATAACTGGGCACAGGCTGGCCGGTCAGGCGCTCAACCACAAG